AACCTCGGCCCGCGTAGGCGTAGTTTCGGCCGAAACGAAAGCCACACCGCTCATTTAATATAATGGGGGGGGGATAAACCCCCCAACAAAAGTTACACATTGCGTTACACTTTAGGTCTAGGGTAATAATAGGGCTGCGCCCTTCCTAGACCTATAAATTCGACACAGCCCATTTTTTTCTTCCCAAATTAAAATGGCTTGGAGTGACCCTTTCTATAACAGAAACAGTGGTGTTAAACGATACCGTGAAGTAGGTGTATTCAACCAAGGTGGAATCCGTAAACGATCAAGACTTGCTGTTAGAAGCAGAATGACTAATGTTAAATTAGTTCCATCCCGTTACGCAAAACCATCACAATACGTGGAATTAAAATACCACGACAACAGTTTCACTGACGTCGGAGTCACCGCAGGATCAATCTCCTGCATTGTCAACATTGCAAACGGAACCGGTCCAAGCGACCGAATTGGAAATCACGTCAGTCTAAAAGACTGGGTAATGGATTGGTGCGTACGAGATACCGCAGGAGGCTCTTATACCCACCACGGCCGAGTAATCATCCTACAAGATCTCCAAACTAATAAGGCTCTTCCAGCCGTGACTGACGTTCTAAACACAGCCACGGTTGAATCCTTATTTAACCCTTCAAATCGTTCCCGATTTAGAATTATAATTGATGAAACTTACTCACTCAGTTCGGTTACTGCAATTGGAATTGCTTGGGAGAAAAATACTCAGAAGACTAACCTTTACAAAAATCTTAAAGGTAAAAAGATTACCTACTCTGGAACTACTTCTGCTATTACTGATATTGACGCTGGTGCTATACTTTTTCTTCACTTAAGTGATACAGCTTCAAAAGTAACCCTCACTGGTAAAACCAGATGTCAATTCTATGATTAATAATAAATCGAGGATTGAGCTAATTCGTTAAAGTTAATGTTCTAACCCGAACCCTAACCCGAACCCTAACGCCTACCGGCGCTAATCTAACGCCTACCGGCGCTAAACGGCCTACCGGCCTACGTTGCACTAAGCACTTATAAAATATTGAGTTTTTAATTTTTATTCAGATAATAATATCTTGTCCTTGAATCTTATTGATCACTGTAAATCTTCGATTCAAAGCATCTCGGGTCTCTTCATCCTGCCAGATGTCTTCGATGGTGTACTGGGATGTGACGAATACTTTGGTAGGCCGAATCTTGAGTGAGGTGCCTTTTTTCTCTCCAATAAAGGAGCAGAAGTCGGCCCAGTGTTTGAGCTTTCCTCCAAGGGCGACGTCGAACTTGTCGACATCGTCCAAGAGAACAACGGGTTCATTCTGGTATCCATCCCACCAAGAATTTCGAGGTTTGGGGTAGCAGTCGGGGTACGATTGTAAGACTGCTCGAGTCTTTCCACAACCGGAGATTCCGTAGATCCAGATGCCACACACATCTGGCAAATTGGGTTGAGGGGCCATAAAATCAGATTGAATACGTTTAATGGAGGAGTAGAGTCTAAGTCGAATGTCAGCGTCGATTGATTCAATGTCGCCAACTTTGGCAAGATCCCAAGCGTTTTGGTAACGAGCACGTTCAGCATCTCCCTTGTCAGCATTGGATACAGGCATATCTCCACGTTCATATACCACTTCATTGGGAGTGGCATCGTCGGGTCGAGATTTTGAACAGTACTGTTTATTTTGCAAAGCAGATCCATTGGCAACGGTGACGTGACAACCAGGTAACGATCGTCGAGCTGCAGTGACGGTTTTAGCGTTTGTAAAACAAATGAATCCTTGAAGATGAGGTGTCCCAGTATCTGGAGCCAATTCTTCGCCAGCAATGAGGTAGCGACACTCAATTGCATCGAGTAGCAGTCGATAGTCATCAGGGTAGTTGTTCCAGGTAAAGCAGTATTGACGTTTTCTTGCATTGGGGTTAGTAGCCATAAATACTTTCTCAGAAATGTCCTCGCTTTAAATAGCAACCTCGGCCCGCGTAGGCGTAGTTTCGGCCGAAACGAAAGCCACACCGCTCATTTAATATAATGGGGGGGGGATAAACCCCCCAACAAAAGTTACACATTGCGTTACACTTTAGGTCTAG